ATCATCTGCTAGTTGAGTTGTATCAACCCCACCAGCTGTAATAGCTACATCATTAGCATTAACGGTTATGCTTTGACCTCCTATAACATTTAAAGTAGCCGCTCCAGAAGTAGCCCCTCCTGTCATACCAGCCCCTGCTACGACAGATGTGATATCGCCAACGGTAGAAGATAATTCAACCCAAGCGCCATCAAGACCTACTTTAACAACATTGCTTGCTGTGTTTTGAAAAATCATACCCTCTACAACAGTGCCTGGGTCAGACCCTAGTTGTTGTAGTTTTGCGTTTTGGAGCTCGCTGTTGTTAAGATCTATGTTTCCCTGGATGTCTAGATCATGTAAAAATTTAATTGCCATTGTTATGGATTTTGGTAAATGTTATGTTATGTTAGTTAAAATGTACCTTCCCTGAGAAGCTAGATTTAAAAGTAAGTGTTACTTGGTTTAAAGAGTCGTATTCAATCATCCCAATTACAGTTGTTCCTGCTGAGTCGGTTACAGAAACGCTAGGATATTTATTTAGACCGTGAGTTACAATCCATACTGAAGAAGCAACTCCTTGTATATGGGTTTTAGTTTTATCTGCTACAGTGGGATTTGAAGTTACACCAATAGAATTAACAGCAGGGGGAGAAGCGGAGACAGATGTAGAACTAGACGTTAAACTAACGGAAGTCCCACTACCCGTAGAAGCTGAGACCATCGTCCCTCTAGTTGTAGTAACTTGTACACTCATCTGGACTTAGATATATCATCATTAACTATAAAAGCCCCTTTTAAAATGGTTGTATGTATATCATTAACCATCTGCTGTAACTCATACACGTAGGCTCCCGCTGGAACGGTCCTCATCGTAGCCGCTGTTGCTGAAATAGTTAGATTACCTTCGTCATCTATTACAAAAGACTCAAAAGAAGCATCGCTAAGCGTTCCTGAAGAAGGCGTCCCTATAACAGGTGAGGTTGCGGTTCTAGAAGTACTCCATACCTCTATAAGAAAAGTGAACGAAGAAGCAACTAAAGTTCTCACCGTTCCCGTAGAATCTTTTAATGTTACCTTAAGAGAAAACGTATCGCCTTTACGACACGTTATATCTAATCTCTCTGATATGTCTAAATTAACTTTACTAGCCATAATTATTGATTAGGGGGTGTGTTTACTGGTTGCTGGTCCATCTGTTTCATAGCCATCTGCTGCTCTCCTTGAGCTTCCTGACGTTCGTCTTTTTTAGTTTCTTTGAGAACATCTAGCTTCTGTTTAAATTCCTGGTCGTCTTCTTTGAATCCTAAAGTAGCCTGAGCACGTATAGTCTCTATCTCTTTATTGAACTCATGCTTCATCTGTTCTAACTGCATCTCTAGCTGAGCTTTGAGTTGTATCTCTTGTTGATCTAGCTGGGACTTACCCTGAAGCTCTTGCATGCGGGACTGAGAGGCTTGCTGAGAAGCCTGAGAAGCCTGTTGAGCCTGCTGCTCAGAGTTCTGCTGAGCCATCATCTGCTGCTCTCCCATTCTTTTCTTCCTGCGTATAATAAGCAGTCTCTCCGCCTGGTTAACATCCTTAAGACCTCTAACCGCCATAGCATCCTCTAAATCTATCTGCTGTTGCTGTATTGCCATCTGTATATTCTGCTCAAGGAATTGTCTGTCTTCATCCTCCATCTCCTTAACTACCTGTACGCCAAAGTTGTACATAGATAAATCCTTGAAAGACGAGAGAACGTTCATATTCTCCTCCCCGATAGCGTTGGTGTATATCTTATATAGCACCGACTCAACAGGGATTATCTGTAAGCACTTAACTACATCCTGGCACACACGCTTAAATAGCATCATAGCCGCATTAGTTATATCGTATATAGCGTTATTCCCCGCAGCTATAGCCTGTTGTTGAACACCCACCAAGGCGTTACCTTTAGGTGAAGAAGCGTCCATAGCCTCGTTAATACCCGTTGTATCCCGAATAAGCTGCATGTAATGATTGTACAATCCAATCAGCTCGTTTATGTTTCTTATAGTGTTCCCTATCTCACGTACTGGTGGGTTTTGGAAACCGCCTTCTGGGTTCTTACTTCTGTAATAGAACACACCTGTCTGCTCGTATATATCGTGTAGCTCTAAAGGTTGTAACTCTCCGCCTTTTCCTAGCTGCACGTTTTCTAAACCTTCGATATCTATAACCAAACCATCTGGCTTAGCCTTAGCTATAGCCTGCTGAATCTTTAGGTGCGTAAGCTGAAGCATATCGGCAAAACCTGTACAACTATCTACCATAGACTTAGGCATCATCTTCCTGATGTTTGTTGCGGATACAGAGTAAGACATCCTAGCCTGGGCTATATCATGTACGTTTTTTGGTACATTCTTCTGTCTACCATACCCAAAAACATGGTCCGTCCCTAATATATAACTTCCACCATATATAATAGACATCTCCATCGTATGTGGGGTTCTTTCAAATACGCTACCTGATTTTTCTTTGTACTCAAAGCCTTTGTAGTAAAACCCAGTATTTCCGTGTCTACTTTCCTTTTCTTCAAAATGCATAGAATCTACGGAAACAAACTGGAAGTCTAATACGTCAACCATATATTCGTCATACCCGTACATAGTCTTCTGCATCCTATCGTTATAGCTCGTCTGATTTAGCTTACCTATATCGTTCCCTTGGTTATTCTTAACCTTCTCCGCTATCTTCTTAAACTCCTCCTCCGAGAATTGATCTCCCGCCAACCTTTTAAGTTCCTGGATAGGCATTCTTTTAACATCCCCCGCATATACTATATCTCCGAAATTAGGATCCTCCGTATGGCTATGTACAAAAGTTGTAGGGTCTACGTACTCAAGCGAGATACCTTTGTTTGGGTCGTTCTTTCTCTTTACTACGGACATACCCAGGGCTACTAAATCGTTCACCGCTCGTCTATATGTAGTGTCGGAGAAATTACTCCAAGCTAGGGTCATATTTGTACCTATCTGTGCGGCTATCTCTGCGTCTGTCTTTATGTTTGTATCCATAAAAATCTCCGCCTCCTCTAAAGTAGAAGGGATTTCCTCAGGGTCCATATCCAAAACAACCCCCGTTTTTTCCTTTAGGGAACGAAGCAGTTCCTTTGCCTCCACTTGCATCTTTATCTTGTCTTTCTTCTTGTTCTTTTCAGAAGAGGAGAGAGGATCTATAGATTCTAAATTGGGATAAGGGTCTCTAGAAAGTATCTTATTTACTACAATTTTTACAAACTTCGGTAGGATAGGTACGGGCGTATAGTCTAAATTAAGAAGGCTGCCATCCCCTTTGTTCGGAGATAGAGAGTTCAGTAATTGCTTGTATATACTCGTATCCTGCGTACCGTTTGCATAGTCTCGATTCCTCTCAAACACATTGTTTCTTTTACCAAACAACGACGAGGCCTCATTCATCTTGCCCCATTGGCCGTGAATAGCTTTAGCGTACTGGAGCCCATACGACATGGACTCTTTTGTGGGTTGATCTGCTAACGGATCTGGGAACCCTGTTTTTTTATTTACGTCTTCGTTTCCATACATATTATGCAAATATAGTGAATCATCCGATTACATCATATCTCCTAAAGAACTTCTGTTCAGTGAAGTTACTTTTGGGTTTAGGCTGAGATTTTTGTGCCGCTAAAAGGGCCAATCCTGAGCTAATCGTTAAGTCAAATTTCGTTCTTTTGTCTATTTTAAATCCTATCCAATCCTCCATTGTGTCGTTAAGGTACATCTTACCCATCTCTCCAGTGTCGTAGTTGATGCCAACATGGTCGTGTATATAAGCCTCTATAGCATGAGCGTGGGCCTGGATTACATCCTGAGAGTTTGATGGGATACCTTTTGTCTTAACGCTCGCGGTAGATGAAGCTCCTTTTAAATGCTCTGGTCTGTCCATTAAGTAACCGTCGTAACCTCTTGACTCAAAATACCTTACGATACCGTACTTATTGTTCTCCACTAATAGGGGGTAACCGTAAAAAAAGGCTGCCATTAAAACATCTTCGTAAAATATCTTAGCTAGATCTGGGCGAGAAGCGTACTCCACCACGAACATATTCGAGGGGTTTTCTATGTGGAATTTATTGTATAGGTGTAGAGCCCCTTTAGACCCTCTCCCATCTAACGTGGCATCCAGATCGTATGAGTCAACTCCACCACACCCTCGGTCTGCAAATGGGGCTACTTTCTTACCTCTATCGTTCTTTAAAACATTGCGCTGCTCATTGGGAGGCATCCAGCTAACTTTAAACCGTCCGTTTATATCGGGGCTGAAGACGGCCTCTTTGTCTTTCTCCTTCCATATAAAGTTTCCTTTAACCACGGGGTTTGGGAAAAGCTCATCGTTATATTCTATCTGTTGGTATATCTTACCTATATTAAATAAGCTACCTTCGATACTGTCTCGAAAGGCCTCATCTTCTGTAAAAGGGAACTGCCTCGTAACCTCATTCAATTCCGAAGGATCGTGCTTTAAGGAAGATCTTTCATTTTTAAGGTAAGTTTTGGATCCGATAGATATATCCTCCCCATCTATACCTTCTACTGAAACTTCTGGATCGGATGTAATAGGATGGCCGTGTATATCAAAAAACCCTTCTAGAGATTCTTGAGCGGGTATAAACAACCTGTAGAGACCGCTTACAGTTCTACCGTTTGCGTTCCTCTCCAGGGGGTTCGAATCTTTCCATAGGTCTTTGTATTGCCTCCCTCCTTTGTCCATCGGATTTACCGTGCTTCCGACCATGGCCTTTCCCACGATTTTTCTTCCGACGATCAAACAAGTCCTCTGAATCCTCCATGCGTCCTTTATGTCTGTAGGTCTTTCCCATTTTCCTGCTTCATCTAGATATAACAGGTGTAATTTCTCCCCGTCATATGCGTTATTAGTTGTGTTTTTCCAATTTATAACCGTGTTAAGAGCCTCACCAGTCTGTGAGGTTTTATTCTTTTTGGTTATTCTTTTTGACGGCTCTCTAAAAGCCAGCTCCATACGAGGGTTGGTAGTACCGTCCTGAATAGGTTTAAAGAAGAAAGGATAGTTTCTAAACATAAAAACCACCTTCTTCATAAATATGTTTTCCTGGGCGTCTTTTCCTGTTTTAGATTGTATCCCCATAAGCTTGTCTTTAACTTGCGTGCCCTCATCGACAAGTACAGCAGAGCATATATTGGTATACCCAGAACGACGGCACTTAGTATAAAGCTG